GGGGGATTCGTCCTGGTCAGGCGATAGCGATAGATGACAATAGTGGAATTAGGTATATCTATACGCCTTATGGTACGAAAGGCGACCAGCATAAGGTATGTACTGAGAGGTTTGTTGATATAGTAGAAGAGTACAAGCGGTATGGCTTAGGTATGAGAAAATTTATTGTGACTGATAGAGCTTATTCAGCGTGTCCTAAGTCGGAGGCAATGCATTGCTCAAGTGCCGATCCAGCTGAAAGAGAGGCAGCTGAGAAGAAGGTTAGAATGTTTTATATCCAGAGTATGATGGGCTATATTAATGCTTCGTATGTGCATAACCACAGGAGATGTGAGCGTGGAAATGTTATTAAAATTGGTCAGATATGGTGGTATGGTGGAGCATATGAGTTTGCTAAGGAAAATAATTATGATGATATTGCAATGGTATATGATGAAGGAGATATTTCAGGATTGGATTATCATATGATGAGACCTATCATAGAATTGTTTTCTATGGCGTCATTATTATATATTAAGAAGGGTGCAGGGGATTATGAATTGTACAAGGAAATGCTGCTTGAAGCTACAAGGAATTTAAGTGTTAAAGAGTTACATTTATTTTCAAATATATGGGTATTGTTAATAGGAAAAATGCCTTCTGGAGCGTATGAGACATCGATAGCGGATAGTTGGTATGTAGCGTTAATGGCTTTTTCATATGTATGGTATATGATATATAAAAATCCTGAAAAATCTGAGTTGATATTAGAAGAATTGAAGAATCACAGGATTAAATTCCCAGTTTTTGGGGATGATCATATATTAGGTAGGCGTAAGTTGATAGCTGAGTTTGTGTGTGAAAAAGGTTTTGGAGATTATTCGAATAAGTATTTTGGATTGGTAGTAAAACCATCGAGTTTAAGATTGGGATTAAAGTGGCTTAGTATTCCTGATAATGAAGGAGGCTTGGCTTATGCAGGAGTGAGTTTTTGTCAGAAGTATTCGATTGTGAGGCCTGACTTTATGCCTAGTTATTGTGCTGAAATAGTTCCTTATAGATTAATGTCGGCTTGTATGCATAAGTTAGGGTATGGTTCGCGGGATAGGTTTACTAAGGCTGATTATATCTTAGCTATTATAAGTGCGGCGTATGATGGGTTTGGGACAAATATGGCATTGTATAAGTGGCAGGCCCAATTATATAATTATGTATTCGTGAGTGCAGGGTATAAGAATATTGGAGATGTAGTAAAAGAGTATTCGAATCAGGAGAGTACTCAGTTTGATATGACGAAGGCATGTAGGAAGATAGGCGTTGC